TTTAAACCTATAAGACTTTGCGGCATTTTTATTAATTACACCTTTTTATATCATTCTTGGCGAAAAAGTAGAGACTTCTTTTATTTTTGAAGAAGCTTCTAACTCAAAATAGAACTTCGTCGCCCAATTTGCTAACATTAATGTAGTATAATTATCTTTTCTAGCTCTATTAGGAGACATATCTCTTTTTAAATGTTGAGGTAGATCAAAGGACTGAGATCCTTTGGCAGAAGATTTTACTTCTATTAACGCGCATTGCTTTTTCGTTTGATATATGATATTATCTTGGAATTCAATGAAATCTAAAATAGATTCATGACCGACATTATCTAAATTAACATGACAAGAACTTTGTATATCAAAAGCTTCATTATTAGCAGAAGTTCTAGATGCAAACCAAACTTTTTTATGGTCAATACAAGCTTGTAAATAGTTATTTGCTTTACGAATGAAATCAGTAGTGAAATTTTGTTTAAAACAAATCGCGCCTTTTTCTACATTATATTCTCTCGCAGCTTTGCGCGTCATATTTATATATTCATTTCCTTCAAGAGATGTATCAGCTTCAAAGAATCCTAAATTAATATTAGACTTCTTAAATAATTCGCTTTCTCTTGCGCTATCAATAAACTGATAACCAGCATTATCAATACATATCATGACTATATTAAAACTAGCCATTAAATAATGCAAATAACTGATATGGGCTTTTAAATTACCGCCAGCAACAGCATATCCATGAACTAAAGTTCCTTGTTTACGTTCTTCATCTAATTCAAAAACAGACATAGCAAAATAGTCAGAGCTTGGGCTGTTAGAAAAGCTTGGATCAATTCCTAGAATATATTTAGTATTAGATTTTCCTTTGATTAATGTATATGGAGCTTCTCCGTCAGGAATAGTGCATTCATGCATCTTTTTTGCACTAAAATATCCGTCACTGCCATCAGTAAATTGAGCGCAATATTCTCGCAAAAATGAACTGTGAGAAGTGCCGCCATTTTGAGCTTCTTCAATGACGGTGTTATCAATCATGTGAGCTGGCAGAGCTTCATAACTCATTTGAGCTATAAAATATTTAGCTTCACCATCTTCATTTGAATAAATCTTATCATTCCACTCTTTATAAGTTTTATACAAGTTCTCGAAAGTAAAAGACGCAGATGAAAGAGCAATCATTTTTGAGGTATTTGGAAATACCATTCTTTCTTCTTCTTTCATAAGTCCATCTTTAATCAACTTATCTTCAATTTCTCTAATTTCCATGCGCTCTTTCATGTTCTGAGGAGCAACAAGGAATGGCATCAATACATTTTTAATTATATCTTCAGGTAATAGAAGATATTCGTCTAGTAATAGAATATTGGCGCGAAAACCACGAATCTTTTCTCCATTGAGAGGGATAGCCGTAATGGAACCTCCATTAATTTGCCATTCATATTGATCGTTTCGTTTAGCTTTCACGCCGAAAGCTTGTTGAAGAAGTTCGCCGCCTTTTGAATCGACGATCTTCTCTAAATAGTTAAAAATAAAACGCGCAGTTCTAAATGTAGGACCAGCAATTAGAATTTTTGTGTTTGGTTCAAATACGCATTGCAAAAAGCAGAACACGCTGCCAAGGAATGTTTTACCGCAACCACGACCAAGAACATTCATGCAGAAATTACGATTCATCATGCCTTTGAGAATCATCTCTTGATATGGCGCGAGTTTTATTCCTGAAAGTAATTCAGTCGTAAATCCTACATTGTTTCTTAGAAACTTGGCGAGAGTAATACGAGCTTCTTTATCATCAAGTTCTCCTTTAAGAAGCTTATACTCTTCATTTAAATCAGGAAAATCTGATTTGTATTTGTCTGGGCAGTAAATCATAACTTCTGTATATCATATAATAGTTGAAGATCGTAATTTAATGATATATCTTTATTTATAAAGATTTTCTCTATAACTCTTACGCATTCTTCTCTGCCATCTACAAATAAAAACTGCACGTTCTTATATGTAGTCATTAATGTTCTGACTTTATGAAATATAAAATCAGGATTGACTTTTGTATTTCTAGCTATATACGGAAGATAATTAAATCTCAGACATGTTGCTAAATCATTCTCAACTACCACAACAATAGAACTATCGTTCTCTGCGGCTCTTTCTATCTCCCGGCAAAATCTATCGTATCCTGCGGCCAAAGTTCCAATAAAATCTTTAAGCGACTTTCTTTCGATAAAAGTATTTCCAGAAACTTCTAAATTCTCGAAACAATAATCTCCAAAGTCTAATTTCTTTACTTGAGTTAATCTAGAAAATTCCAAAGGTTTTTGCTCTCTTGTATCTACATATATACAATAATCATCAACTACAGAATCAATTAAAACCAGATCTTTTGGATTTAAAAACTTCTTTTCAAAGCCGTTGTTGTCACAGTAATCATAATAATCACCAATAACAGTTTCTAAAAAGTTAATACTAGGAATTCTAGAAGACTTTAATTCTACTTGAGAGAATGGATATATAGACTTTTTCTTTTCCTGACGTTTTTGTAATAAACCTTTGCAATAATCTCCAACTATTTTAGGATCAGAAGATTTTGCCCATTTCTTAAAGTTTATTTTTGAATTAAAATCAGATTCGAAATATTGATCTTTATTCTTGAATTCAATAAGTTCACCAGTCAACAAATCCTTACGAGGATAATAATGCTGATAATAATCTGATACTGAAATTTTATGAGATTTTAAATGAGCATGTAAACTTTTATCATTATCAAAATCTTTATTACAGAATTTGCAATTAACCATTCAATATCTCCTGTTTAGAAATACCTAATATGCGGCATTTCAATTCATCCATGCCTTCTAGCTTCGTAATTTCTTCGTCCAGCGTTCTCTTTCTCATTTCAGCAAGTTTAAGCATCTTTACTCTTGATTCTTCTTCTTTCCAAGCTTGAATAAGATTAACAATACTAGCATTTTGTTTGATTTGACTTCCTAAACGATCTGAGCGTTTAGTTTTTAAATCATTAACAAGTTTCTGCTGACGACTGACGCATTGATTATATTCTTGCTGCGCCGTATTTATAGACTCAACAAGACCCATTGAAATTCTAGCGTCATTATCTGCGGCTCCTTCCAATAATCTCTGCAACTTTTCTACTCTTCTCTGAATACTAGAAGCAATAACAACTTCTGAAGACAATATGATATATTGATCTACTTCTTCTTCTGTAAGATCATTCTTGTCGTATGTGTAACGAACGAAAGAGCTTTCAAAAAGATCTCTATCAATATTACTATCATAAGAATTAATTTGATGCACGAATCTATAAGTATTAATATACTTTAATAGACATTCTAGATCTTTCTTATGTCTAGAATTTAGAGTTTCGCGCTTTAAATTCAAGTCATATACATATCTGTTGACTTTATTAATCGCTTTATCTAAAGAACGAGGAGAAACATAATCTTCTTGAGCTATTTCTTCTTGCTCTTTATAAATCTCTTCAGGAAGAAGACTTTCAGAAATAAATTTAGCGACAATTCTAGTTTCATTGTTCAAATTAGACAATGTAGGATTGTCAAATATGATTCGCGTTATTTCTAACGCCTTCATTGTTTTGGCGTTATTTAAAATGAACTGTTTGTTTTCGTCGCTTAAATCGGGCGCTTTTTTTGATTTATATTCATGAGTACCTCTAGCTTTTAAACTTCTTTTTGCTAGAAATGCTTGAACATATTTGCCTTCTTTGCAACGACCATCTAAATCTGGCTGATTTGGATATGCTAATCTTATTAACTCTATCAGTGAAGGAGGATCATCAGGGCGATTATTCCATTCGTTAACGATAATGTTCTGTTGTTCTTCGGTTAACATATTAATAAACGTCTATTCCACCGTTATGGATATTTATCTTTATCTTCTTGATAATAGCTTTTTGCATATTCTTTATCTGCTTATATCCAGGATTTCTATTTTCTTCTGTACTCTTATACCCCATCTTTTTAGCCGCTTGCTTTTCTGTCATTTTCTTTATATACAACATTTCATATAACTTCCATTCTAACGGCTTTAAAAACTTCTTCATCTTTTCATCTAAATCCAACTTAAACTTGTCTATATCAATAGAATCATTATAACTTGTATCGACGCAATTTTCCAAAGACTCAAAAGAGACAGGCATATTTAAATTATATGCATGTTTCTTATTTTTCTCCCATTCTTTGAATAATGGACAATTTGAACATTGTTTTCCGAACTTCTTGCATCCTTCATCTGGTTCAGCTTCTGGACATTGGGCGCAAGGTTTAATAAAATTCAGATAATTATTGCGGATTAAATTCTTTATCTGATTTGAGATTATTCTGTTTACCCAAGGAGCCAATGGCTTCTTTGGATTATAAAGATGCCACTTTTTATATATATGAATGCGAATAATCTGTGAAACGTCATCAAAATCTATCCAAGTTAAACTGGATAGATTCCATTTGTTCCTTCTTTTACTTATTTCGTTGTCGATTATACTTATCGACTCTTCGAAAGAAGGTGATGACTTTTTCTTTTTCATTATTGATTTTTAATCGAACCTGCTTCTCTTCTGAAGTCATCCATAGAATATCCGCCGCCTTCATTACTTCTTTGAAATATTTCGCCGCCTGTTGAAGAACCAATTACATTTTCAATTTTTACTTTTTGCCCATAATCTTTTTCAATTTCTACATCTAACTTAGAAGCACTAAATGCTAAATCTGTGTCAATTGGTGCGCCATCATCATCTTCATCCATGTCATCTTCTACAATTGGGGCGCGATATTGTGGGCGCGTGATTTTTGGCGCTGGCTTATTTTGCACAGTTGAAGCCGCCGCAGATTTTGTCCCAAAAGGATTTCCACAGTTAAAGCAGAAATTGGGCTTATTAGCTGATTCGTGCGGCGACCCACATTTTTGGCAGTATATCTTCATATATTATTATATTACATTTATTTCGAAGATTTTAGTTTATTAACGATAAACTTCACTATTTTTGATCGAACAATATCTTCTTCATCAAATGTGAATGTATATATTCCCATAGCTTTACTATCTTCATCAGAGAATAAATGGAATAAATCTTCAAAGCCGCCAGCTTTATTTGGCGGCAAATCTGTTTGCATAGGATCAGCGAGAACGAAGCATCGACTAAACTCACCTAGACGAGTAAGAACTGTGACTATTTCTTTTTTTGTGCTGTTTTGACATTCGTCGAGGATAATAGACTTTGCCGCCCAACTCATACCCCGAGAATAATTAATTGGATACATTGAAATGCGCTCTTCTTTTTCCAACTTGTCAACTTCGGCGCGAGGTAATAGTTCATCCAACTTCTCTAGAAACGGTAGGTTGTAGAACTGAAGTTTTTCACTTGCATCTCCCGGCAAGAACCCGATCTTACTATCACTACTTTCTACAGCGGAACGAATATATATAATATCAGAGACTTTTTTCTCATTTAGTAACAATAACGAAACATAAGTAGCAATAATGCTCTTAGAAGTGCCAGCGGGGCCATTAACAAATATAATGCGAGTATCTTTATTTATAGCTAAATCTATAAATGCTTTTTGTTTATCAGTCCATTTTAAAGATCTTACACTTAAAGAGTCCTTAATTTTTTCTCTTTGAGATATCTTTGGAGACTCGTCTTTTTTCTTTTGTTTCATCTTATGTTATTGTTGTATTATAACGAATAAATAGATATATATTAAAATTACTATATGTAATAGGCG